AAATACGGCGCGGTCAGCGAATCAGCTTTTGTTGTGCGCAACCGGCTGATTGAGCACATTACGCAAGTTGGTGCTCAACGCCGCAGAGAGTTTGCTCGTAAGAGCTAAGCCGAACACACCTTAGGACCGTTACCGTTTACGGTGTGTGGGCGGCTGCTGCCTGGACTAACGATTCGCTACCGTGATGTCCAAAGTGAGCAAATAATATTTGACTTCTCCTAACGCAGAGTATATACTTGTGTTTTAGGAGAATTCTTTTATGTCAGCAAAAACTTTCAACGGCGAGCAAAAGCTCAAACTTACCCAAATCATCAACGAAGGCATGCAGGTCATGCACGAAATTGATACCTTACAAGGTGGGTTGACTGACACCATTAAAGCTGTGGCAGAAGAACTCGAAGTCAAACCAGCTATTTTGAAAAAGGCCATTAAGTTGGCACACAAAGCCAGCTTTGGTCAAGAAAAACAAGACCACGAGACACTGGAAACTATTTTGGAAACTGTGGGCAAAACTCTTTAATGTATTCTGTATATCAGCACTGGGATCCTCTAAAGGTATGCGTGGTGGGTAGAACATATCCACCAGAGTTTTACCAATGGATCCAAGACGCAAATACACGCCAACGATTTGAGCAGTTGGCCGAAGAAACCGAACAAGATTATCAAGCCCTTATAAATCTGTTACAAGGTCGTTTTGGTATCAGTGTTATGCGGCCTCAACTGCCTGCAGATCTCAGTTCGCTGAATATACAAGGACGCTGGATGCAGCCGCCGGTTTGTCCCAGAGATTATTTTATCATGATCCAGGACCGTCTGTGGGTGCCCACTGTGCCCAACCGGGTGCATGCAGATCGTGCATTTTCTAGACAAAATATTTTAAGTCGCGAACAGTTTGATCGCATGGATCAGCAACAACTGGATGCTAGATTGAGTTGTTACACTGACATCTTTCATCATGTGCATGAGCAGGGTAATATTGTCCAAGCAACAGATTTGGATTTTGTCAACGGGTGTTTTGTAAGTCGCATTGGCAAGAATTTATATTTTGCCACACAAGAGTACACCGAAGATCAAGATCAACTACTGCAAACTGTCAACGCAAATTTCCCCAACACTGATAATAAGATTGTCAATGCAGGCGGCCACGGAGATGCAACATATTGTCCAGTTACTCCCGGATTGATCATTAGTTTGCAAGACGTACCCACATACGCTGATACTTTCCCGGGGTGGGAAGTTGTATACTTGCCCCCCAGCAACTATGAACACATGCGTGAGTTCCAGGCATCCATGAGAATCAATCGTGGGCGCTGGCACATGCCAGGTTTTGAACAAGATCAAAACTTAATCAACACTGTGGAATACTACTTTGAAGACTGGGTAGGCAACGTCAGTGAAACTGTGTTTGATGTAAACATCCTTGTGATCGACAGCAAGAACATTGTGGTATCCAGTCACAACGACCAAGTGGAGCAGGCCTGTGCTAGATATGGAATCGAAGTTCATGTAAGCCCATTTAGGCATAGATATTTCTGGGACGCAGGTATCCATTGTATCACCAACGACTTGAGCCGTGATGGCAAAATACAAGACTACTTTCCCACAGGGAATAAGTAATACAGAGTCGCTCACTTTACGAGCATGTAGCATGGCAACCAGCCATAAGTGGAGAAAAATTGAGTTACATTGACGCACTATTTGATCGTGAACACGATCGCATTCATACTGTAGAACGCCGAGACGGGCAAAGAGTCTACAAAGAATACCCAGCAAATTACATTTTCTATTACGATGATCCACGTGGAAAGTTTAGAAGTATCTACGGCACACCCGTATCAAGATTTTCTACGCGGAATAACAAAGAGTTCCGCAAAGAAGTCCGTATTCACAGCCATAAGCAACTTTACGAATCCGACATCAATCCCATCTTCCGTTGTCTCGAAGAAAACTACAAAGGCGCAGATGCCCCAGAGCTACACACAGCGTTTTTCGACATTGAAGTTGCGTTTGACAAGGAGCGTGGTTTCAGTCCGGTGGAAGATCCGTTTAACCCTATCACCGCTATTTCGGTTTACCTCGATTGGCTTGACCAACTTGTAACTCTAGCGGTACCGCCCGCACATCTAAGTTGGGAAACTGCGCAAGAACTTGTGAGCGAGTTTGAGAACACTGTGTTGTTTGACAACGAAGCAGACATGATCAAGACCTTCTTGGATCTAATTGACGACGCAGACGTGCTGTCAGGTTGGAACTCCGAAGGCTATGATATTCCATATACCATCAACCGAGCCACTAGAGTTCTCAGCAAAGACGACACACGCAAGTTTTGTTTGTGGGGACAACTGCCCAAGAAGCGTATGTTTGAACGCTTTGGTGCAGAAAACGAAACCTATGACTTGATCGGTCGTGTGCATATGGACTATATGCAACTGTATCGCAAATACACTTATGAAGAACGTCACTCATATTCATTGGATGCTATTTGTGAATACGAACTAGGCGAGCGCAAGACACAGTTTGAAGGCACACTGGATCAACTATACAACCAGCACTTCAAAACGTTCATTGAATACAACCGTCAAGATACTGCACTGATTGGCAAGCTGGACAAGAAGTTGCGCTTCTTGGATCTTGCCAACGAACTGGCACACGCCAACACAGTGTTGCTCCAAACAACCATGGGCGCTGTGGCAGTGACCGAGCAGGCTATTATCAACGAAGCTCACGAGCGGGGCTTTGTTGTGCCCAACCGCAAGCAAAGACTTGACAGCGAAGACACACAAGCCGCTGGTGCCTATGTTGCGTATCCCAAAAAAGGTGTGCATGAATGGATTGGCTCTGTTGATATCAACAGTCTATATCCATCGGCTATTCGTGCTTGCAACATGGGACCGGAGACTATTGTAGGACAACTGCGTCCCGTTATGACCAACAAGCTGATCAAATCCAACATGGCCAAAGGTATGAGCTTTGCGGCTGCATGGGAAGGATTGTTTGCTTGTTTAGAATACACTGCTGTGATGGAACAGCAACGTGGCACAGAAATCACTATTGACCGGGAAAACGGCGAAGAGTCAGTTCACTCAGCAGCCGAAATCTGGAGTTTGATCTTTGATAGTAACCAGCCTTGGATTTTGACTGCCAACGGCACTATTCTTACATTTGAGAAGAAGGGTATTATTCCAGGTTTGCTGGAACGCTGGTATGCGGAACGCAAGGAATTACAAGCAAAGAAAAAGGAAGCCAAAGATGCCAAAGAAATTGCATTCTGGGACAAGCGACAACTGGTTAAGAAGATTAATCTCAACAGTCTCTACGGCGCTATTCTTAACCCGGGCTGTAGATTCTTTGACAAGCGTATTGGACAGTCGACCACACTTACTGGTCGTTCAATTGCTAAACACATGGATGCTTATCTCAACGAATGCATCACAGGCGAATACGATCATGTCGGGCAAAGCGTCATCTACGGAGATACTGACTCTTGCTATTTTTCCGCATGGCCTGCGCTTAAAGCCGAAGTTGAAGCAGGGCGCATGGAGTGGAGCAAAGAAACGTGTATTGCGTTGTATGACAGCCTTGCTGACCAAGTCAACGACAGTTTCCCTGGATTTATGGAGCAGGCATTCCACTGCCCAAGAGATATGGGCTCGCTTATCAAATGTGGTCGTGAAACCGTAGCAGACCGTGGTTTGTTTATCACAAAGAAACGCTATGCTGTCAATGCCATCGACATCGAAGGCAAGCGACTGGACGTAGACGGCAAAATTGGCAAGACCAAGGCCACTGGCTTGGACTTAAAGCGTTCAGACACACCTAAGATTATTCAGGACTTCTTGTTGGAAATTCTAAATAAACTGCTGGCCGGCGTGGGCCGGGAAGAAATTGTGGAACGTATTCGCGAATTCAAATATGAGTTCAAAGAGCGGCCAGGTTGGGAGAAAGGTTCGCCCAAACGTGTAAACAATTTGACCAAGTATGGTGCGGCGGAAAAAGAACAAGGCAAAGCAAATATGCCAGGTCATGTTCGAGCAGCACTCAACTGGAATGACATGCGTAGAATGAACGGGGACAACTATTCAATGCAGATTGTGGACGGTATGAAAACTATTGTTTGTAAACTCAAGTCAAATGCACTGGGCTGGACCAGCATTGGCTATCCCACTGATGAACAACGACTGCCTGCATGGTTTACAGAACTTCCGTTTGATGATGGGGAAATGGAAGCCACAGTGGTAGACGGCAAAATTGACAACTTGTTGGGTGTGTTGGATTGGGACCTGGCGTCAGCAACCAACACAGAAAATACATTTACTAGTTTGTTTGACTTCGAATGAAACTCCAAGACGTTGTTGCTTATATAAATCTACTGGATTCGCTCAGTGCAGATGCCGAGTGCAACGAGGCTGTGCGAATTCTCAGCAGTATATTACATGTGGTTACAAATCATCCGCTACAACCAAACATGTTCAGCAAAACACTGGCCAATGATTTTGAAACAGTGTCCAGCGGCATCAATGCATTTAGATTTACCCTGGATCAACTAAAACAAAGATTACATGAAGAAATTGAAAGTCAAGAGCCTGAGTATCTTAGAGAAAGCAAGCGAGTCTTTGATCATGAAATGCCTTACGAAACCAATGAGTATATTTTGAATCGTAAGTTGAACATTGATCCAGACAGTAATATTCTGTTGCGAAGTCATTTGAGAAATCTTGGTGATTGGAGATTGCCTGGACTAATTTTTAGGCCTGGACGAGAAACATTTATTGAAGACATGGTTCCACTAGATCCTTTGTATCTAGTTGATCATCATGAAGAGCTGCTGAAACCCAGCGTTGAAAGTTTTACACCTGAATATCAACGGCGACTGCGACAATATATTGTCAATGACCGGCATGCTGGACATATCCTAGCTGACTTTCCAAAGAACCAGTTTGGGCTTGTGTTTGCCTACAACTATTTCAACTTCAAACCGTTGGAGCTTATTCAACGATATCTAACAGAATTGTTTGACATCATGCGTCCAGGAGGCACACTGATCATGACCTACAACAACTGCGATCGTGCGCAGGGCATAGGATTGGTGGATCGTGGGTTCATGTGCTACACACCAAAAAGACACATACAACGACATGCTGAATCTGTTGGATTTGAATCTTCGTTTGAACACGATGGACTGGGGGATTTGAGTTGGTTAGAATTTGTCAAGCCTGGAAAGATTGAAAGTATTCGTGGCGGGCAGACATTAGCCAAAATCATTGCAAAAACAGATGAAAATCTGTAAACTTAACACTTAGGAGAATTACATGAAAGACCACTTACTAGACTTAGTAGAACACACATATGATCTTGGCTGCATTGACTTGATCAAGATCACTGGCGATGATCAAAGCACACAAATCAGCGGCCTGGCCGAAGATTTAAGTGTTGTTG